TCTACTTCTCGTTACTTAGTGTTCGAACAAAACACAGCAACAACAAGAAATAGATTCTTAAACATCGTTAACCCTTATTTAGAATCAATCCAACAAAGACAAGGTTTGTACGCATTCCGTGTTGTAATGGATGATACTAATAACACTCCTGATGTAATTGATAGAAACATTATGAAAGGTTCTATCTTCTTACAACCAACTAAGACAGCTGAATTCATTCAAATTGACTTCAACATCTTACCAACTGGAGCAGCTTTTAACGGATAATTTAGAAATTAGATATTTATAATAGAAACAATTAAATAGACAAAAAGATGCCAGAAGTATTAGAGTTTGACAAAATGTTTTATACGAACTTCGAACCAAAGTTGGGTAACCGATTTATTATGGAAATCGATGGTATAGAATCATATATAATTAAAACCGCAGCAAGACCAACTTTCACTTCAGAGATAGTTGAGTTAGACCATATAAATGTAAAAAGAAAGATTAAGGGAAAATCTACATGGGATGATGTAAGTATTACCTTATATGACCCAATTGTACCATCAGGTGCACAGCAAGTGATGGAGTGGGTTCGTCAATCACATGAATCAATCACAGGTAGAGATGGATATGCAGCTTTCTATAAGAAAGATATCACATTCTTCTTATTAGGACCGGTTGGTGATAAGGTTGAACAATGGACTTTAAAAGGTGCATTCATTTCTTCAGCAAACTTTGGTGAATTAGATTGGGCTTCAAACGACCCATTATCGATAGAATTAACTTTGACTTATGATTACGCAATCCTTGAGTACTAATCTCTAATAGGTAAACTTTAAAATAATTAAGAAGGGGGTGTAGAAATACATCCCTTTTTTGTGTCTTATTTAGAATGATTCCAAATTTCAAAAATAATTAATAAAAAGCTTGACTTTTAGCGTAAAATGTAGTATATTTACTATGTAATAAAACGATAAAGATATGAACATTTCAGAATTAAGATTAACCGAATTAGAATCCAAAACCCTTTCCACCTTTGTTAGTTGTTTATACGCTGAGCCTGGTTACTCCGATGTGGATGTAAACGATATCGCTAGTGAGTTGGATATCAGTACTAAGATTATCAGAGGAGCGTTAGGTTCATTGGTTAAGAAAGAAGTTGTGAGTATAGATAGAAACGATAGTGGGTACGATATCATCTATTTAAGTAAACCATACTGGCATTTAGTTAATGAAAGTTGGGCTGAAGAAGCTAATTATTAAAATTTAAAATCTAAAAAATATGGAAAACGAAGAAATTGTTGCGCTGAATGTTGTTGAGTATGTTGATTTGTTGATTGCGATGGCTGAGTTCAATGGACATAACGACCCACATAAGGTCAATTGGGATTGGTGCTATTGGCATGGTGTGATTAGTGAAACTCGATATAGTGAGGCAACTCTGGCATTAGATTTAAGAGGTATTTATTCTTGGAAAACTAATTATTAAAATATAAATTTTCGTAGTGTTTAGTAAAAAGGAGGACAGAAATGTTCTCCTTTTTTTATTTATATATATTTATATACAAACATTAAGTTATTATGGAAGAAAAATTAGAACAACAAGTTACAAGAGGATTGGGTCATCAAATCGCACCAAAATCATACCCATTCCCAACAGAGGTTATCAGTTTACCATCAAAAGGTTTATGCTACCCTGAACATTCTCCGTTATCAAAAGGAGAAATTACAATCAAATTGATGACTGCAAAAGAAGAAGATATCTTAACTTCATCAAATTTAATTAAAAAAGGTATTCACTTAGATAAACTATTGGAATCAGTTGTAGTTGAACATGGTGTAAACATTGCAGATTTACTGATTGGTGATAAAAATGCTATTTTAATATCATCTAGAATATTAGCATTTGGACCTGAGTATGGTGTAACAATAACAGACCCAGAAAGTGGTGACCCGATTGATGTTAATGTTGACTTATCTAAAATAAAAATAAAAGAAATAGATGAGAGTATTTTAAATAGACAAAATGAATATCCATTTACTTTGCCTGTTTCAAAAACTCCAATCAAATTTAAATTACTTAATCATAATGATGAGATGCTAATCAATAAAGATATTGAAGCATCTGAAAAAACATTAAAGCAAGGTAATGAAATTACTGCAAGATATAGAAGAATTATAATTGAAGTTGACGGAAATAGAGATTTAGGTTATATCAGTAACTTTGTATCAAATAGATTATTAGCAGGTGATTCCAAGGCATTAAGAAAGCATATGGGTTCTATTACGCCAGATTTGGATTTAACATTTGAATATGAATCTCCATTGACCGGTGAGAAGGAGGCTCTCCGAATCCCATTTGGGGTTGACTTTTTTTATCCTGCCGATTAATTACTCTGTAGTACTACATCAGAAGATTTTTCAAATGATATATTTTGCCAATGGTGGATTCAATTGGCATGATGTATACTTTATGCCTATTAAATTAAGAGATTTTTATTGGAGAGAACTACTTAAAGCAAAAGAAGAAGAAAACGAAACTATTGAGGCTTCAAAATCAAAAGCAAATAATTCTTCTAAAACTAGAAGAAGATGATATTTATAATAGTATTATAATATAAAAAAGCATGTCTAAAAGAATATTAGTAAAAGAAGCCGGTTTAATGGATTTTTTTAAAAGTTTTTTCCAAGCTAAAGCCGATGGAAACGAATCCGAATGGCTACAAAGATTGAGAAAAGCTGACCCGAACTTAGCCGATGTTTGGAAAGATTACGATGATAAGTTATCTGCTAATATGAGATTACAACAACAAACTTTGAAGAAATACGGATTGGACACTTCAAAAGTGGATAGCATGATTAAAAAATATGGATTAAAGAATGTTTAATTCATAAATCTAACTTATAATGGCTAAAACCAATAGTTCTGTTTCAAAAACTGGTAAAAATGCTGAAATCGCTAATCAGGAAGCTGTTGTCAAATCCAAAAAAGAAGAAATAGCAAACAATGAAGCTATTTTAAAGCAAGCTAATTCTATTGTAGAGTATTATGAAAAGCAATTAAAGTTAAAAAAACAATTAACTGACGAAGCTAAAGAGCAAATAAAAGCAGCTAAAGAAATTCAGAAAAAATCCGAACAAAGAGAAAATTCTTTAAAAAGTGAACAAAAATACCTTTCCAAATTATACGAAACTGAAAATAAAAGAAAGAAGTTATTAAAAGAGTCTATTGCCGATGCAGATGAATTTGCATCATCATTACGAAGTTTGGGTAATCAAGTAGGTAAGGATAATAAATTATTCGAAGCCATGAACACTCATATTGATTCTGTGGCTACTACATTAAATAGTGTGGGTCAAATAGTTGCAGAATTGGGAGATGACCAACAAAATCTAAAAAAACAAGTAATAGGTGCAACTGATGCATATAAAAATTTAAACAACAATATAACTGTTGCAGGCAAAAAAATGATGCAACAAAAAATGACTCAATCTGAGTATAATCAGTTGATAAAAGATTCCTATGAAAATTTTGATGAAGTAATATCTAAAATTGACCAATCTACTGAAGCTGGTAAAGATTTATATAAAATGATGGTCGCATCAAAGAATGAGATGGAATCATTTTATAAAGCAGCTCAAAAAAGTGAAAAGGTAATAGAAGGATTGAATACGGGATTAGACCAGATTTCATCATCAGGTGTTCCTGGTGTATCCGAATTATCAAATGTAATAAAAAGTGCATCTCAAGGTGGTAAGGCATTAGGATTATCTATATTCGCATTGGGTGCTGCATTGGGTGCTTTGGCATATAATTTAGGATTTGTTGGTGATAAGGTTGGTGATATTGCTGGATTTGATAAAGAAATAGCTAAAACAACAGGTTCAATTGATGTATTAGAAAAGCAATTAGCAGCTGGTGCATTTGGTGGTAGAAATTTTGTTGTAGAAAAAGCTATGGCTCAATTTTCTGCATCAATGAGGCAAGCGGCAGCTTCGTTCCAAGCAGCTTCTAAAACTGCTTTATTTGGTAATGCAATAGGTGGAGTTGGATATGGGGCGGCTCAATTACAAATGGCTGGAATAGGTGCTGATAAGATAGCATCAGGTATGACGGCAGCAGCCGATGCAACAGGTAGAATGCCAACGGCAAAGATGGGAGCTGATATGGCTATTATGGCTTCCAGAACCGGCCAATCCGAAGAAAGTATAGCTTCAATCAATGAAGCATTTATGAGATTGGATGGGATGAGCGAAGGAACTGCTCTTAATATGCAAGAAGGATTAAGAGCAATGGCTAAACAAGCTAATATTAATTTAGGTGGTTTGATGACTGAAATGGCAGAATCATCTAAAGATATGTTAGGTTATCAAATTAAATCAGGTTCAGCATTAGCAAAGCAAGTAACTTTTGCCCGTTCAATGGGTGTGAGTTTTCAAGATATAGCAAAAGCAGGTCAAAGTATGGTATTGAACTATAAAGATAGTATCAAATCAGAAATGCAATTATCAGCTATGTTAGGTAAGAATGTTGACCTTTCGGAAGTAAGAGCTAAGTTTGCAAGTGGAGATACCAAAGGAGCATTAAACGCATTAAAAGCACAAGGTTTAGACCCCAAAAATATGGATATGTTCCAGCAGCAAATGTTGCAACAAGCCACTGGAATGGATTTAAATACACTATCTAAAATAAATGAAAATACAGGTAGAAGTGGAGGAGAATTAAAAGCTGGAGATGCAACGGCTGGAAATAAATCATTTTTAAATAGAACTGTTTCAGCTCAAGCAACATTAGAAGCAACTAATGCAATGATATCATCGGATACAGCTATTAAAATGTCTGAATTAGATACCGCTGAGCAAGTACAATTACAAGAAGCTATAAAAAATAATACAGGTGGAATAGCTGATTTAAAAAATACTTTAGCACAACAAGAAGCATTAAAAGATGCAACCATAGGATTAACAACTGCAATGTATGGGTTAATAGCTGGATTAGCAGCATTTGCTTTATATCAAGGAGTAAAAGGATTGATTAAACCAAAGGCAGTACCATCGTTACCAAAAACATCTGTACCACAGCCATCCGGTCCACTTACAAAGAGTGGTACACCTGATATGAGATTTAACGCAAATAAATCCGTAGTTAAAGGTACAGAAAAAGCGGCAGTTAAAGGTGCAGAAAAAGCAGGTGTAAAGGGAATAGCAAAACTTGGTGCAAAAGGATTGGGTAAGGCAGTACTTAAAAAGATTCCAATAATAGGAGCATTGGCAGGTATAGGATTTGCATTAGGTAGAGCAGCTGAAGGAGATTGGGCCGGAGCGGCTATGGAAGTAGCATCCGGTGCAGCTGGTAGTATTCCAGGAATCGGTACAGCCGCATCTATTGGAATTGATACAGCATTAGCTGCTAAAGATATGGGAGCATTTGACAAAAAAGCGGCAGCAACTCCAACAAAAGCGGCCACAACTTCAACAAAAGCCGTAGCAACTCCAACGGCAGTAGCGGCTACAAAAGCAGTTGCCGCAACGGGTGGAACATCAGTAGTTTCAGCAGCCAAAGCATCCGAAAAATGGATGCAGGATAAGTTGACCTATATGAGTGGTAATTTAGAAAAAGTAGTTGATAGGACTCATAAAACTATGATGAATACAGCTGCAACAACTAAAGAGCTACAAACATTAAATACGAACACAAAGGCTATAATGAACTTAACCAAAACGATTGAAGCATTAACTGTTGCAACATTTCAAGGTAGTAAAAATGTTTCAGTTTCTATTGATGGTAAAAAAGTGGCATACGCATTTGACAAATATAAAGAAAATACAAGAGCTGGTGACCCAAATTCAAACACTAAACCTTAATAATCCATAAATTTTCTTAAAGGATATTTATAGTAAATAGAATATACTATCAATGCCAACAATCTTAGATTTATTTAAAAAAGCAAGTGGTGATAAAGATGTTACCATTTGGGATGGCGGCCACAAAAACAAAGGTTTGGGTGGTAAGATAATGGATTTTGTGAAAGCAGAAGCTAATCCAAACGGACCAAGAGTATTATTCTATAAAAAATTAGTAACTCCACCATTAATATATGGTACTGATACTCCG